AATAAAATGGCTTCTAAATTAAAAACACCAGCTGCACAAGCGAGAAAAGAAACGGAAGCAAAATCTCATGTACAGCATATTGGAGGTAATACTGAGCATTATGATAACCTTCTAAATATGCACCACCATCTACAACAAGCAAAAAATGTATTGGTAAAAAACTTAGAAAAGAATACTGGCGGTTTAGAACACCATATCAACAATAAGCCAACAGGACCAGAAGGTTTTGTGGTTAATTATGGTAGTGAACCAACAAAACTAGTTAATAGAGCAGAGTTTGCAAAAGCTAATTTACTTAAAGTAAGAAAATGAAATCATTTAAATTTTGGTTAAAGGAACAATTATTTTCATCTAAAAATGATTTATTGTTAGAAGAAGCCGGAGCTAAAGCAGATTCTTCTGGAAAATTAAGAGAAATTCTAATTGGTAAACACCTCAATGGTGGAAAGCACATGACCAGTTATCGTGCAGAAGGCAAAACTCCTGAACAAATGCATAATAAACATGCACAAAAACTTCATGGTGATGATTATCATAATTCAAGAGAATATAAAGCTGCAGACAGTAGTGCCAAAAAAGCTGCTGAACATTTGAAAACCCATTTAGAAAAACATGGACTTGGAAGTATACATAGAACAGTTTGGACCTCTCAAGCCTCAGATCATCATAGTGAAACTGGAGTTCATGATGAAAATAATTCGGCTGATCTAATTGTTTCAACAAATAAAAAGAAAAGAATTACGGAAGATTCCACAGATCACAAACAATCACATAAAGTTGCAATTTCTGTAAAAATTGGACACAGTAAAGTAAATTATAGTAATCCAGGTATAAAAACATATCAACATGTTAGTGGTGCAAATTTAGCACAACACGTAGCAAAACATAAAAGAAATGTTGAAAGTAATTTATCTTCAGGTTCAGGTAATGCCCACGAAAAATATAAAGCTTTAAGAGATTCTTCACATCATGGTGACCAAGAAAAAGCTAAAAAAATAAAACAATCGTCTTTAGAAGCAAACAAAAATATTGCAAATTCAATGCGTGAATCTATGTCAAAAAAATCACACAATGAATTACATCATGCAATCGTACATACTGTAGCACCACCAACACATTTAAAACACATTATTTCGAGAACAAAGACACATAAAAGCACGGGTCAACATTTATCTCATCACACTTATGATTTACACAAACACGTACACGAATATTTAAGTCACTTTAAAGATTTACATGTCAATCCACATAATAAATCTGGAACCGTAACTGTTCATGGTACTCATCATAAAACTGGTAAAAAAATGTCTGTAGCAACATTTAATGTTTCTGCTGGTGGAAGACCAGCAAATCATTCTCCACGGGGAGCTGTTAATTTGTCTAGTGAGGACCACAAAGATATAAAATATACAGATAAATCAGAACACATGGAACACAAATTATAATGAAATCATTTTTAGATACAATCAAAGAAGAACAACAAGGTGAAAAACACCATGTTATCACCTTTGGTAGAATGAGCCCTCCTACCACAGGCCATCTAAAATTGATTGATAAAGTTAAAGAGGTTGCACGAAAAAATAATGCAACTCATTCTATTGTTGTTTCACATACACAAGATAGTAAAAAAAACCCATTAAGTGCTGACCAAAAAATCAAACACTTAAAGCGTTATGTTGCAGGTCCAATATCAGAGGCAACAAAATCTGGTGGTACAAACTTTGTGGCCGCATCAAAAGAAAAACCAACAATATTACACCATGCAGTTGATGTTCATAATAATGGTGTAACTCACCTTCATGTTGTCGTTGGTTCTGATCGTGTAAAAGGCATGCATGAATTATTACACAAGTACAATGGTGTAAAAGCTGCTCACGGCCATTATCACTTTAAAAAGATTACTGTTCACTCTGCCGGCCATCGTGATCCAGATGCTGAGGGTACCGAAGGCATGTCCGCCAGTAAAATGAGAGAACACGCAAAATCTAAAAACTTTGATGAATTTAGAAAGGGTGTTCCCTCCCATGTTTCAGATACTCATGCAAAAGAGTTGATGCACGACACTCGTAAAGGTATGGGAATACATGAATCATATACACATGGTTTGTTTAAAGCCATTTTTGTAACTGGCGGGCCAGGTTCTGGTAAAGATATTATTATTCGTGAAGCCATTGCTGAACAAAGGTCTGTTGAATTGAATTTAGTTCAGGCACAAGATTATTTGGTTGATAAACAAAAACTATCAGAAAAGACCAGTGATCCTCGTAGAGAATCAATTCGCAATCGTGGTCCTTTGATTATCAATGGCCCAGCAGATGACAGAGATAGAATTGCCTATATCAAAGAAGAACTTGAAGATATAGGTTATGATACAATGATGATATTTGTTAACACAACAAATGAAACAAGTAAAGAAAGAAACTCACTATTGTCCAGAATGATGGTCGAATCAGTAAGACAAGATAAGTGGACTAAATCGCAAGAAAATACTAAATATTTCATGGAAGCCTTTAGTAATTTTGTTCCTTTCGATAATACAGGAAACTTAGAAACTAAAGAAGAAGATATATACGAAGTATATGAATCTACTAATAAATTTTTAGATTCTGGTGTGGGAGATACAGCCGAAGATTGGTTGAATCGAAGAAGTAAGTTAAATATTAATTTATTATTTAAGGAAAATAAAAATGTTAAAAGCACTAATAGACTGGTTAAAGGTCAAACCAACCGCAAGCCCTTGCTCGACAACAACGCTCCAGGACAACAGCTCCAAAGAAAACTCAACCGGCCAGATGACGTCCGGGACGGTGACGTTGCCAGAAACACCGGGTACACATTTAGAACCTACCACGAAGAAACCGGCCCCACAGTCACGGTCTCCCCAACGACCAAAGAGCCAAACTTCCAAAAAGACAAAGAAAAAGTAAAAAGATTAAAGTTTGGAGATAAATCTTTAAGTGCAGGTAGAGTTGGTAATCCTAGTGGCCTTGGTTCCGAGTGGAACACACGCACAAATGGTTCAGGATTAACTGGTGGTGCTGGGCTTGGTAATCAAACATATAGTGAGAGCCAAGAATACAGTAATGCCAATCCTGCTACTACCGCAATGCCGTCTGGTGGGTCAGTAAACCCCCTAAGTAATGAATACGATAATAAAGATTTTAAAAAGTTTAGAAAGCTAGTTAAGAAAGAAGCAATTGATGATCCAGGCGCCTTTGATATGGGTGTTAGTGGAACTCTTAGCGGTGCTACAAATAAAGAACCTTTAGTTGTACCAAATGATAACAAAGTTCGTGCCAACGACATTCTAAAAAGAAAAAGAATAAAAGAGGATCATGTAGAAGAATTAGAAAATGGTTTAGTAAAATTAAAAAATACTGACTATGATTCAATTGACAATTTAATGCAAAATATAGCTAAAAAATATAAAATTACGGGTAAAGATTTACATAATGATTTTAAGAAAAAGCATAATAAAATTCCAGATAATTGGATTAAAGATCATAAAAAATGAAAACATTTAAACAATTTTTAGAAGAAATTGATTCTTTGGATGAAAAATCTCCTGCATGGCAACGTGCCGCAGGTAAAGATCCAGAAGGTGGTTTGAATCGTAAAGGTATTGCCTCTTATCGTAGAGAAAATCCAGGTTCAAAACTAAGTATGGCAGTTACTACAAAGCCATCAAAATTAAAACCAGGTTCAAAGGCAGCAAATCGCCGTAAATCATTCTGTGCTCGTATGGGTGGAATGAAGAAACGATTAACATCAGCTAAAACAGCCAATGATCCAGATTCAAGAATTAACAAAGCATTACGCAAGTGGAACTGCTAATAACGGAGAAAAAAATGTTCACAAAAAATAAAGTAAGCCAGTCAATGATCGATGCAGTAAATAAAGTTCTAGGTGAAGAACCTACAGTACAAGAAGATGTGTTACTGAACGAGGCTGGTGCCCCAATTAAAGAACCTACTTCTACAGGCATGAGAGTTTATGGCCGTAGTTATGGCAATTCTGCAAAGGCTAAACGAGATCAAACTAAATCTTCAGTTGATGATCTTAAAGGTCCTAAAACAAAAGAATTGATGCAGAAGGACAAAGAAGATTACATGAAAACAAAAGGCAAGTACGATGAAGCCGCCAAGCCAGACTTTTTAGATTTTGATAAAGATGGCGATAAAAAAGAGCCCATGAAATCTGCATTAGCTGCCAAAAAGAAAGTTGCTGAAGAACTCAAGGGCAACCAACACAAGATTGACGCCAATAAAAATAATAAAATTGACGCACATGATTTTGCTATTCTCCGTGGCAAAAAGAAAGTCAAAGAAGGTCGTGAATTTACCGAAAAACTTTTAGAAACAGTTCGTAAGTCTGATGTACCTGCTTATCTCCGTAAAGCAAAAGGTGACACACCATTAACTATGGCTGATGTTAAGGATCCTAAGAAAGATACTATTTCTGATCCCAAGAACCTTGCTAAAGCTCGTAACGAAGAAGTTGAATTGGATGAAGTATCATTAAAAACTGCCACTTCTGCCTATGTAAAAAGAATGGGTGATGATGGTCCAAATGAAAAATCTAGTATTGCTAAAGCAACAAAAACCATGGATCTTATTGCAAAAAAACATGGAGTAAGAGGTGTTGCTATT